AGCGCGTACCTTGCTGCCATCGCACTCATGGGGGTTGACGTTCTCTACGTCCTCACCGGCCAACGCAGTCAGCCCGTGGCGGCCCCCGCGCTGAGCAAGGAAGAAGAGGCTCTACTGGACAACTACAAGCACGCTGACGACGAGGGGCGCCGCGCTGCGCAGCAGGTTCTTACTGCGCTCTCGAAACAGCGCAAGAAAGCCGCGTAAGCCATGGCTCAGGCTTGTGGAGATGGTGCTGCTGTGGGCCTACCAGGAGGCTGTTCGTCGGCTGGTCGAGCAGTTGGAGCGGGTCATTGAGCTGGCCTTTTGGCCGTGAAGGAATGCGATGAGCACCCACCCCACCATCCACCTCTTCGAGCAGCTGGCCGAGCTTCTGGACCTGCAGCTCAGCGAGGCCGGCCTGGACGATGCGATCAGCCGCCTGGCGGCCTGGATGGACCTAGCCCGAGATCACCTGACCGAGGATGACCTGGCTGTGCTGGGGGAGATTGGCGGGGTACTGTATCGAGAGGGATTGAGGCGCCGAGGGGCGCCGTGAAAACTCAAATCAAAAATCAACAAGGAGGAAATGAAAATGACTGATGAGATCCAACGAGGCGCGGGCCCGCACAAGACCATGGCAATGAGGCGCCTCACCGTCGCGACTGCCTTGGTTTTGGCGAGCATGATTTCCGCATGCGGCGGCGGTTCAAGTGACAACTCTTCGAACAACTCACTCGGACCAGCGGACGACCCAACAGCCTCGATCATCACTTACACGGTGACTGGCAGCGTGACCGATAAGGCAATGGTCACCTACAAAACATCTAGCGGTGCCACGATTCAATCGACTGTGGCGCTACCGTGGTCATATTTCTCGTCGTTCAACAAAGGGGACTTCCTCTATGTCTCAGCGCAGAACCAGTCCAGTTCAGGGACTGTGATCACGGAGATCACAGGCAGCGTTGGAACGCTTGCATACGCGGGGTCTTCAGGGCCGTATGGCATTGCCACTGCTTCAAAGTCGTGCTGCAAAAAGTAGGGCAGGTGCGGTACAGCAAAGCAATGCATCTCTGAAGCGCTCCCTCTAACGCGCTCACCACCTTGCCCAGCAACATGCTGGGCATGAGCACACATACCACTCCTCCCAAGTCGCTGCGCGCCCCGCGCATGCTCGAATGGCTGCTGTTGGCACTGCTGCTGACGGTGCTGGTCTGGATGATCGCGCCGCAGCAGCTGCCCACCAGCCTGTACAAGGCCAGCCTGGTCACGCTGGCTGCCGTGGTCGGCTACTGGATCGACCGCAGCCTGTTTCCCTACGCTCGGCCTGATTCGTTTCTGGCCCTCGAAGAGCTGGAGGGCGAAGAGGTTGAGGTGGCGGTCTGTGATGCCGAGTCCCAGACCTGCAGCCTGCACTCGGTGACCGACGAGGCCATGATCCGCCTGATGGGCTGGGCCATGATTCGCCGGGCCGTCATCGTGGCCGCCACGATGCTCACCATGGGCCTGGGGGCCTGACCATGCGCCGCCCGCCCACCTGGCACCGCCTGGTGCCGTGGCTCGTAGCCGCCGCTGTTGCCACGGCCCTCGCATGGCATCAGCCATCTGACGCGCAGGTACCACCTGCAGCAAACCGGTACCGCAACGAGCTGACCCGCGCAGCTCACTCCCAATGGGGCCTGGACGCCCCGGTGGCAGCACTGGCCGCCCAGGTCCACCAGGAAAGCGCCTGGCGGCCTGGCGCAGTCAGCCCAGCGGGTGCCCAAGGCCTGACCCAGTTCATGCCGTCTACGGCCGCCTGGTGGTGCCAGGTCAACAAGCTGACCCCGGCCCAATGCCAACCCACCAATCCGACCTGGGCGCTGCGCTCCATGGTGGGCTACGACAAATGGATTCTCGACCGTGTGCGGGGCACCAGCCCATGCGATCGAATGGCCATGGTTCTGTCCGGCTACAACGGCGGCCTGGGCTGGGTTCAGCGTGACCAGGCGTTGGCATCGAGTAAGGGGCTCGACCCGCTGCGCTGGTGGGGCCACGTGGAGCTCGTCAATGCCGGCCGGACAGCCGCCAACTGGCGCGAGAACCGCGAGTACCCCCAGCGCATCCTGAAGCGCTGGGCGCCAGTCTATGAGGCTGCCGGCTGGGGCCAAGGGGCATGCCCATGAAGGCCACACTCATACTCATCGCGTGCGCCGCCCTCATCGCTGTTGGTGGCGCACTGGGTTGGACCTTTGGGCACGCCACGGGGTATGACAGCGGCTATGCCCAAGGCATCAAAGACGGCAAGGCCCAGCAGCAGGCGAAGGCCAACGCGCAAGCCCTGGCCGACATAGGCCAGATGTTGGAGTCCCACAAATCCCTGGTCGCAGCAGCCGGCCAGGCCAGCAAGGCCATGCGCGCAGCGCTGGCCCAACGTGCGGCGCATGACGCCCAGACCACCAAGGAGTTTCAACATGCGCTCGCTTCTACTGCGGCCAGCCGCGCTGGCTGCGTGTTTCCTGCTGACGTCATGCGCCAGCTCTCCGAGGCTCGTGACCGAGCCGCCCAAGCCGCTACCAGCGGAGTACGCAGTGCACTGCCCGACGCCTCCGCCGATTCCCCCAAACGATGAGGTCGACAACGTGGCGGTGCTTCTCAAGGATCTCTATGACCTCTATGGCATTTGTGCAGGGCGCGTGGTCGACCTGCTGGACTGGATTGACGGGGGGCAGCAGTGACTGTGCAGGTTGAATTTTGGTCCCTGGTGATGTTGCTGATCGCCTTCTTCGCAGCGTGCGGCGCGACTGGAAAGTTGCTCCTGCGCCAGTTCCAGCGATCTATGGATCAGCAGTTCGGCGCGTTGTCGCGCCGCCTCGAAAAAATTGAGGAGGAGAACCGCGACGAAGCAAGCCAATGGCTGCGCGTGGAGCGCGAGATGCTGATCTTCAAGTCCGAGCTGCCCATGAACTACGTGCGCCGCGAGGACTACATCCGCGGCCAATCCGTGCTCGAAGCCAAGCTCGACGGCCTGGCTGGCAAATTTGAAAACGTGCAACTGCGCGCCCTCATTCAGAAACAGGGAGCAAATCCATGACCAACGCCATTGACCAGGCCCGCATTCGTCGCGAAGCGCTTCGCTGGCTGATCATCCTGACCCTCAACAATGCCCGCCCCATCGGGGCCTACGAGGGCCCGATCCTGTCGGTCGCGCAAAGCGAGTACCCGGATGCCTCTCCCCATGAGCTGCGCCGCGAGCTCGACTACCTGGCAGACCGTGAGCTGCTGAAGCTGGAGAAGCACCCCAGCGGCAAGTGGTTTGCCGACCTGACCCGCATCGGCACCGACCTGGCGGAATACACCATCCCGTGTGAGCCAGGCATTGCCCGGCCCGAGAAGTACTGGTGAGGGCACGATGGGCCGTAAAAGCACCATCAGCCGTCTGCCAGAGCAGGTCAAGAGCTACATCGAGGGCAAGCTGGCCGAAGGGCGCCTGACCCTGGATGAGCTGATCGCGGACATACAGCGGCGCTTCCCAGCGCACAGTGAAGCCGGTGATTTGCCCAGCAAATCGGCGGTGCAACGCTATGGCCAAAAGCTGGAGCGACGTCTGTCGGCCATCCGAGCAAGCACCGAGGCAGCCAAGATCATTCATGCCCAAATTGATGACAAAGAAGATGCTCGCAGTGGGGCCATCACCGGCATGCTCCAGGCCGAGATCTTCGAGAGCATCATGGACCTGCAGGAGGCCGAAGACATGGATCCTGCCGAGCGCCTAAGCCTCCTGTCCAATGCGGCGAAACATACGGCCACGTTGACCCGCTCCAGTGTGTACTTGAAGAAGTTCCAGGCCGAGGTCGAAGCGAAAGCTCGCCAGGAATTGCTGGCCGAACAGACTGTCAATCTTCAAAAGATCGCCAAGGCCCAGGGCATGAGCCAGGAACATCTGGACTTCTGGATCAAAGACTTCCTCGGAGTGCGCTGATGGAAGGCGTTGTGAAGCCTCTGGCCAGCACGGTACGCGTGGTCGAATGGGAGGAGCTGCCACCCAGTGCCCGCGACATTCCGGCCAACTTCAACCCAGTGGCAGAAGGCGTGCTGATGTTGCACCAGCGCCAGGCCGTTGCGTTGCACCACTCCATCGTGGCTATCCCCAAGGGCCGGCGCACCGGCATCACCTTTGCCGTGATGTTGCGCAAGACCCTGGTGGCGGCCGCCAGCAAGGTGGCCGGTGGTGCCAACGTCTTCTACATCGGCGACACCAAAGAAAAAGGCCTGGAGGCGATCGGCTACTGCGCCAAATTCGCCCGAGTGATCGCGCGTGCCCAAGGGCAGGTGTCGGAGATCGAAGAGTACTTGTTCGAAGACCAGGACGCCGAGACTGGCAAGTCTCGGCACATCACCGCTTACCGCATCCGCTTTGCCAGTGGATTTCAGGTGTGCGCGCTGTCAAGCCGACCTGCCAACATCCGGGGCCTGCAGGGGCACGTGGTGATCGATGAGGCGGCGTTTCACCCGGACGTGCAAGGCGTGATTGACGCCGCGACGGCCTTGCTGATCTGGGGCGGCCAGATCACGGTGATCAGCTCGCACAACGGCAAGGACAACCCGTTTGCCCAGTTCTGCAGGGATATCGAAGCCGGCCGCTACGGCGACGATGCCGCCGTCTTCACGGTCACCTTCGATACCGCTGTTGCCAACGGGCTGTATGAGCGTGTGTGCTGGATGAAGGGCGAGGAGCCCACGGCCGAGGGCAAGGCGAAGTGGTACGCCAAGATCCGCAACGGCTACGGTACCCGCAAGGCGGCGATGCGCGAGGAACTGGACGCCATTCCTCGCGACGGCGGCAGCATCTTGCTGCCCGGAATCTGGATCGAAGCCGCCATGAAGCCAGACCGTCCGGTATTGCGCCTTGCCCTGCCCGAGGACTTCGCCCACGAGTCGACCGAAGAGCGCAAGGCCTATGTGGATGAGTGGATCCGAGTGCACCTGCAGCCCTGTCTGAAGGCCCTGAATGCGTCTGAGCGGCACGCCTTTGGGCAGGACTTTGCACGCCACCGGGACTTCTCGGTCATCGTGCCGATGTCGGTCACGGCGACGCTGCGCCGCAGCGCCCCCTTCATCATCGAGATGAACAAGGTGCCGACTCGACAGCAGGAGCAGATCCTGTGGAGCATGATCCGGGGCCTGCCGCGTTTCATCGGCGGAGCCATGGATGCCGGGGGCTCTGGGCAGACCTTGGCGGAGTACACGGCCGACGAGTTTGGCCATCGCTACATTGCCCAAATCCAGCTCTCTCGCCAGTGGTACGGCATGTGGATGAGCAAGCTGATCCAGGCCTTTGAAGACGGCGTCATCGAGATCCCCCTGGACGAGAACATCCTGCAGGACTTGCGCAGCATCGAAGACTCGGCCGGTATCCCCATGGTCTCCAAAGTGCGCAAGGAAGACCTCAAAGACCCCGAGCTTTACCGCCACGGCGACTCGGCCATTGCGCAGGCCCTGGCCTGGTACGCCACGACTGAGCTGGCCCTCGGTCCCTTGAGCGTCACCTCTCACCCCCGTCCGGCCGCTTTGCGCATCCGTGGCATCAACCTCAACGGCTACTGACATGGCATTCAATCCCCTCACCACCCACCTGGCCACGCGGGAGCGCAGCCTCGACTTTACGGCGCTGGGCATGCTGCTGCCCAACCCTGACCCGATCCTCAAGGCGCAAGGCAAGGACATCACGGTTTATCGCAACATGCGCACCGATGCCCTGGTGGGCGGTGCTATTCGCCGTCGCAAAAGCGCAGTCAAAGCGCTGGAGTGGGGCCTGGACCGGGGCCAAGCCCCCAGCCGGGTGGCCAAGTCGATTGAGGCCCTGCTGGCCGATCTGGACCTGGAAACCCTCATAGGCCAGGCGCTGGAGGCGACGCTGTACGGCTATCAACCCATGGAAGTGATGTGGCAACGAACGGGCAACATGATCACGCCGGGCGACGTGATCGCCAAGCCGCCCGAGTGGTTTTGTTTCGATGCGGACAACCAACTGCGGTTCAAGACCCGCCAGGATCCGGTCTATGGCGAGCTGCTGCCCCCGCGCAAATTCCTGCTTCCCCGCCAGGACGCCACCTACCAGAACCCCTACGGCATTCCAGACCTGAGCATGTGCTTTTGGCCCCTGACGTTCAAAAAGGGCGGGCTCAAGTTCTGGCTGTCGTTCACTGAAAAATTCGGCTCGGCCTGGCCGGTTGGCAAGCTGCCCCGCTCATCGACAACCGAGGAGCGGGCTGCGCTGCTGGATGACCTGGACAAACTGATCCAGGACGGTGTGGTGGTGATCCCTGACGATGGCAACATCGAGCTCAAAGAAGTGTCTGGCAAGACCGCTAGCGCCGACCTGTACGAGCGCCTGGTCATGCTGTGCCGGGGCGAGATCTCGATTGCCCTGCTGGGTCAGAACCAAAGCACCGAGGCGACAGCCAACAAGGCCTCGTCCGTCTCGGGCCTGGAAGTGACCCGGGATTTGCGCGATGCGGATGCCAAGCTGGTGGCCGGCGCGATCAACACCCTGATCCGCTGGGTGTGCGAGCAGAACTGGGCCAATGTGGCCGCGCCGGTGTTCAGCCTGTGGGACCAAGAGGCTCAGGACCAGCTGCAGGCGGCTCGGGACAAGAGCAACTACGAGGCGGGCGCCCGGTTCACGAACAAGTACTGGATGCGGGGCTACGGCTACCAGGAGGACGACCTGCAGGCACCGGCCGTCTCTCCACCCCCAGCTGCGCCGACACCTGCAGGGGCGACCTTGGCCCCCGTGGCATTCGCCCAGGGCGACCCATCCACCGATCCCGTCGCTGACGAGACCCAGACCCTGATGGTGCAGGCCGGCGCCACCTGGTCGACGCTGATTGCCCAGGTGCAGCAGCTGGTGCAGGGCGCCGATAGCCTGGCCCAGGTGCAGGCAGCACTGGTTGAGGCCTACGGCAACTTGGACACGACCCAGCTCGTCAAGCTGATGGCCGCTGCCAACGCCATGGCTCAGCTCAAGGGCATGGACGCAGCCCGTTCGGAGGGCTGACCCGGTGGCTGGCCTGAACGTTGGATTCGGCACGCCTTGGGGGGCGCAGCTCGCGTTCCTGAAGAACAAGCTGCGTTTGCCCACTGAGCGCTGGGATGACATTGAGCGCAGCGCGCATGACAGGGCGTTCATCATGGCCGGTGTCGCCAAGGCCGATCTGCTGTATGACCTGCACCAGGCCGTCATCGATACGGCCGAGGCCGGTGGCGGCGTGCGTCAGTTCCAGGATCAATTCCAGGCCATTGTGGCCAAGCATGGGTGGACGGGTTGGACCGGCGAGGGTAGCCCCGAGGGCGAAGCCTGGCGGGCCCGCACCATCTACCAGACCAACATGGCCACCAGCTACGCAGCCGGGCGCTACCAGCAGCTCATGGACCCTGATTTCTTGAAGCTGCGGCCGTACTGGCGTTACATCCACAGCGATGGGGTGATGCACCCGCGTCCCTGGCACTTGGCCTGGCACGGATTCACGGCCCGGTATGACCATCCTTTCTTTCAGACCCATTTTTGCCCCAACGGCTGGGGTTGCCAGTGCCGCATCGTGGCAGTGAGCCAGAAGGAGTTTGAAGCCAGCGTAAGGGCGGGCCTGAACGAGCTGCCCAAGGGCTGGGATCAGATCGACCCCAAGACGGGTGCCCAGGTGGGCATCGATAAGGGCTTCGACTACGCGCCAGGCGCTGCGCGGGACACATCGCTGCGCCAGATGGTGCAGGACAAGATGATCAAGTACCCGGACGGCATCGCAACCGCTCTGTCCAGGGAACTCAATCGCTATGTGAGTGCCAGTGCCGATGTTGCGAGCTACGTTTCAGCGGTATTGGCGGACAGGCAGCGCACCGACCCGCTGTGGCTGGGTTTTGCCGAGGGCTATCAAGCGATCAGCGAGGCCATCGGGACCGATGTGAAGGGGTACCTGGTGATGTTGCCGGCCGACGCCCCCAGGCATGTCCAGACCACTCACGGCTTTGATGGCCAGGGTCAGCGGCCGGCGCTCCCCGAGGACTACGAGCAGTTGCTGGACGTGCTCAACATTGCAGACGAACTGCGGCCAGGTCAGACCAGCCGGCAGGGGCACCCGACCGTAGTGGCCTTGAAGCAAATCGGCTCGGATCTGTTCCGAGCGGTGTTCGAGGTGCTGGGGGGGAAGAGAAACAAGGCACTGGCGTTGACCACGCTGGTGATCAAGACCGGAAAGTAGGGGCTCTGCACCCCCGACCAAAACGTCCGAAACGAACCGGGCCACTCCCGGGAGCCGATACAGCGCAGAGCAGGACAAATTCTATCGAAAGGCGGCAACGTGGGGAATTTCATCATCGAGGTGAAGGACGAGCAGGTGCAGGCGGCCCTACGGGTGCTGGTCGAGCGGGTGGGCAATGCCAAGGAGTATCTGGACGGCTTGGGCGAGGACATGGTGGAGCGCACCAAGCGCCGTTTCGAGACCAGCACCGGCCCCGATGGCGCGAAATGGAAAAGGAACTCCGATGTCACCCTTGGCATCCTGTCGGATCGGCTCGGCAAGAGCTACCGCAAGAAGTCGGGCGCCCTCAACAGCAAGGGTGAGGCCAAGATGGCCGGGAAGAAGCCTCTGATCGACACAGGGAACTTGCGCCAGCAGATCGTGCGCGAGGCCACTGCCGACACCCTGATCGTGAGTGCCACGCCGTTGTACGCCGCAATTCAACAGTTCGGTGGACAGGCTGGCCGAAACCACAAGGTGACCATCCCGGCGCGGCCATTTCTTCCGGTACGATCTGACGGCACGCTCTACCCGGAGGAGCAGGCCCTGATCCTGGATAGCTTGAACGAGTACATCGAGAACTTGCCGTTCTGA